AAATTAGGGGGGGTAAAAATGACCAATTAGGGGGGTCAAATTGTACCCCCAATACTATCATAGATACTAAAATAAATGTAAAGAACGATTACACTCAAGAATTTGAGGATTTTTGGAAACTCTATCCACCTTGCGAAAATGGTAAAAAAATAGGTAAGTATGAGACTTACTTACAATTTAAGAGAATAAAAGACCGATCTCAATTAATTAAATGTCTGCAAAATTATGTAGATCATAAAAAAGGTAGGTTTATTCACAGTCCAAAGAGATGGTTAGAGAAAAGAATATATGAGGATTTTAAGAACAAGGAAATTAAATTAGTATATAAATCAAAAAACAGCCTAGCTGGATAAGGAAAAAAAATGCAACAACTTACTAATTTAGGAATATATCTTAATTCTTATAATAATGGTAATCACAAAACTTACTGTCCTCAGTGCAAGAATTCAAGAAAACCACAAAACAAACACGACACTCCACTATCAGTCACAATAGAAGACGCTAAAATATTATATAAATGTCATAACTGCGAGTTTACTGGGGTAATCAGTGACAATAAAAATTATTATGTACCAAAGAAAGAAAAAACCACAAAGATTTATGATTGGTTTAAAGAACGAGGTATCAGTCAAAATACAGTTGATGATTTGGGTATATACGAAAGCAATAATTCTATTTGTTTTCCTTATATTCAAGATGGCAAAACAGTCAATGTAAAGTATAGAACTTACGATAAACAATTCAGGCAACAACCCAATGCACAAAGAACTTTATATAATATTGATAATGTAAAAAAATATTGGAAAGAAACTGGTAAAAAAAATATCATAATTTGTGAAGGTGAGATGGATGTTATAGCATTTTATGAAGCTGGTGTTATAAATGCAGTAACACTACCAGATGGTGCATCACCCAAAGTAAAATACGATCTGAATGATTTGCGATTCAAGGCACTTAAAAATTGTAAATGGCTAGGGGAAGCAGATAAAGTATATATAGCAACAGATCAGGACGAAGCGGGCAGAGCCTTACACCTTGAACTGGTGCATAGATTCGGCAAAGACAGAAGTCTGATAATTAAGTTTCCAAGCCAACAAGGAGATATCGTCACCAAAGATGCAAATGAATGTTTAGTAAAATTTGGTAGAAATGTATTAACAGACACAATAAAAAATGCGATCCCATATCCAATTGATGGTTTGTATACAATTAATGATTACAACAGAGAAGTGTTAGATATTTATGATGGAAAAACACAAAAGCCATTGTCTACTGGTTATGGCATTTTAGATATGTTGTATAAGATACAACCAGCAACATTTCATCTTGTGACTGGTGTACCTAATCATGGCAAATCAAATTTTATTGATCAGATTGCAGTGAACATGAATAGGTTACATGGTTGGAAATTTTGTATATTTTCACCAGAGCATTCTACTCCACAACACATACGAAGAATCGTAGAAAAGATTGTGCAAAAGCCATTTGACTCTGGCATCAGTGAAAGGATGACACGACAGGAATTACTTAAAGGGTTGGAGGTATTAAACAATAACTTTTATTTTATTGAGAATAAGGATACAATACCTACCATAGATTGGATATTATCTAAGGCTAAACAGTCGGCTTTAAAGTTTGGTATAAAAGGATTAATTATTGATCCATACAATGAAATAAATTCAAATAGAGAAGGGAACAAAAGAGAAGATGAACATATTAGAGATATTATCAGCAAGTGTAAAAAGTTTTGTAGGACACATGAAATCACTTTATGGATGGTTGCACACCCAAGCAAACTCCCGCGTGATGAAGGGAAAATTAAGCCACCGACACTTTATGATGTTTCTGGCTCTGCTCATTGGAATAATATGTGTGATTGTGGTCTGGTAGTCCATAGAGACTTTGACAACAATAGAACACAAGTTATTTTAAGAAAAATAAGAGAACAAGGTGTCTATGGTAATATAGGCGAATGTTTCTTTGAGTTTGATTTGCAAGAACGAATCTACAAAGAAGTGATCACTGAGGATACTAACAGTCAACAACATTGGTATAACAATGCCTAGACCTTATAAATTAAAAGTACCCTATACAACTCTTAATATTGTATTGCCAGTGACTATGAAAGAGCGTTTGTCTAAACAAGCACACATTATGTCTAAAAGATTAGGTAAAGAAGTATCAATGGCAGATATTATTAGGGATACATTAGAAAAAACCGAAAGATGATTAATATAAAAATTGGAGATTGTCGTCATGTTTTAAAAAAATTACCAAGTAATCATTTTCATACTTGTGTTACTTCACCACCCTATTGGGGTTTAAGAGATTATGGGAGTGATTGTCAATTAGGTTTAGAAGAAACGCCTAAACAATTTGTTGATAATTTAGTAGAGGTATTTAGAGAAGTTAAACGAGTGTTACGAGATGACGGCACTTTATGGATTAATTTGGGTGATAGTTACAATACTACACAAGCTGGAAATAAAACTTGGGGAGATGGAGTTGGTGCAAATAAACATTATCAAATGGGTGTTATTCCAAAAAAAAGAAAAGTAGAAAAAAATTTAAAACCTAAAGATTTAGTTGGTATTCCTTGGAAAGTTGCTTTTGCTTTGCAAGAAGATGGGTGGTATCTACGACAAGATATCATTTGGCACAAACCTAATCCTATGCCAGAAAGTGTTAAAGATAGATGCACTAAAGCACACGAATATATATTTTTACTTTCTAAATCTAAAAATTATTATTTTGATAAGAAATCTATTTATGAAAATAAAAACAAACGAAGTGTGTGGACAATTACCACTAAACCATATAAAGAAGCTCACTTTGCTACTTATCCACCTGATTTAATAGAACCTTGTATATTAGCGGGTTGTCCTGAAAATGGTAATATTCTTGATCCATTTGGTGGTGCTGGAACTACAGGACTTGTAGCTGATAGACTAAATAGAAATGCAACAATTATTGAACTTAACAAAGAATATATAAAAATTGCAGATAAAAGAATTAAGAATGATGCACCTCTATTTGCAAAGGTAATAAATTCATGACAACTATCATACCAGCATTTAAACTTGACCTTAGAAAATCGCCTACGATCTGGAAGTTTCTTCAGGATAAAAGTTTTGTGAGAGGATTGATCGGTCAAAGGGTAAGCAATAAAGCCTACCCTTTTAAACAATAAGAAAAAAAAATGCTCTATTAAGAGACATTTATTTCTTGTAACATGGAGATAAAATCAAAGCTATGGCAGAAAACTTAATAAAAGAACAGTACAAAGTAGTTAGATTGCAAAATCATGAAGCTGATAGATGGTTGTTAGATAAACATTATGCAAAAAGAATTCCTCCTATATCATTTACATATGGAATTACTGATAAAGATAAAATACTAGGTGTTTGTACTTTTGGCTCTCCAGTGAATAGAATGTTTAACAATGGTCAATGTTTATTTACAAACTTAACTGTTGAGACACTTGAACTTAATAGGTTGGTTATAAATAGTGGACTGCCAAAAAACATATTATCTTTTTTTGTTTCGCAGTGTCTAAAATTATTACCAAAAAAATTATGTATCATCTCTTATGCTGATCCAAACCACAATCATTGTGGATATATTTATCAAGCAACTAATTTTATATACCTTGGACAATCAGCAGATAGGATTAAATTTTGGTGTAATGGTAGAGAGATTGCTGAACGAACATTAGATACTTGGGGTAATGAATCACGACAAGATATTATGAAAAAATACAATGTAACCAAAAGTAAACAAAAAGGGAAACACCTTTACATTACAATTACTGGATCAAACAAACATAAAAAACAAATAATGAAATATTTAAATAAACAACCACAATCATTCCCAAAGTTGAATAAGAAAGACTACATATGTAAAGATTTGGATATCTATTATCAAAAAACATTGTTTGAAAATGTAGGTAACTGGTGATATAAATAAATCATGAAGAAAACAGGAAGACCAAAAATAGAAATAACACCAGAATTATGTAAGAAAGCAGAGTCCTTATCTGCACAGGGTCTTACAATGAATCAAATAGCTAGTGTATTGGGCATAGGAGAGTCAACATTATATGAAAAAATCAATGACTATCCAGAGTTTTCAGAGTCTATAAAAAGGGGAAAAGATAAAGGTATAGAACAAATTACCAATGCATTGTTTACATCAGCAAAAGAAGGTAATCTAGGGGCAATGATATTCTTCCTAA